CCCTTTCTTCCCCCTCTTCCCTTCCCCCTTATAACCCCTATCCTATTACCCCCTATAATCCCCCTCTTCCCGAAGAAAGAGAAGAAGATTATGGCGGTGCGGACGGCAAGCGTGGCGAACTGCGGAGCTTTGGACCTCATGTCAAACTTTCCGAGAAAGAGTTTTTGAAGCTCCAGGAAGACTTTGGTTATGAGGAAACGATGCGGATGATCCGAAGCATGAACGATTACATTGGGGAGGACCCGAAGCTGATCGCGAAGTATCGGACACGGAATCATAACCTGACTCTGCGGAACTGGAAGCGGAGAGATGAGGAAAAAAACAAGGCGATGCAGCCTAAGAAGAGGGAATCATGGACAGAGATCGCAGAGAAATTGTCAGAGGAAATGAACCTGGTCTGACAGTCAAGAACATCGGAACGGTTCTGGACCTGCTGGAAGCGAACTACGGTTCCCGGCTTTACAAGGACACCGACCGAAAGAATGTGCTCTCTCTGTGGTCGAGTATGTTCTGCAATGACAATCCTCGTGAGGTCCTGACTGCGGTAAAGGAATACATCGAAAACGAAACGTTCCCTCCGACAGTCGCGGACATCAAGAAGATCATGAAGAAGAACCGCAAACCTGGTCAGACATCCATCAGAGACATTGTCGATGAAGCGAACCGGCTATCCGCAGCGCATGGTATGCAGATGACGGACGATCTCAGGGAAAAGAATGCGGAGAAGGTAGCAGAATTCTGCACACCGCTTACGAAGATTGAGATCAAGATCATCAAAAAGCGTGAAGATAAGAAAGACTTTAGGTTTGTATGAAACAGTATGGTGACATCACACAGTTAAACGGTGCGGAACTGGACCCGGTGGACCTGATCGTTGGAGGATCCCCATGTCAGGACTTGTCAGTGGCTGGCAAGAGAGCAGGTCTTGAAGGGGAACGGTCCGGACTGTTTATGGAAATGATCCGCATCATAAAGGAAATGAGAAATGCAACTAACTTTATTCGACCTCGATATGCTCTCTGGGAAAATGTCCCCGGAGCATTCAGCAGCAACAAAGGAGAAGACTTCCGGGCGGTCCTCACAGAATTTGTCAGGGTCGCAGAACCAGATGCTCCAGATGTTCCTATGCCTAAAAAGAAATGGGACAAGTCAGGAGTATTACTGGGGTCAGGATGGAGCATTGCTTACAGAACTTTCGATGCTCAATACTGGGGAAAGACCATCCGAGACAGCCGTACAGGAGATGTGCTTGCGATGGGGACCCCACAGCGTCGCAGAAGAATCGCGCTTGTCGCAGATTTTAGAGGACAGACCGCTCCCCAAATATTATTTGAGCTCTCGTGCCTGCCAGGGAATCCTCACGAGGAGTCAGAAGAGGGGAAAGGTATTGCCGGAAATCCTTCGGAAAGCCTTGGAAGCGCAATGTATTGGAACGGATCTCAAGTGATCAATACATTGACAGCGCACAATGCAAATGGAGCTCAAAGGATGCCGGATAAAGATAACTTTCAGGCAGTAATTAGCTTCCAAGAACGAGCTGGAAAACCCGGGGGGGGTAAAGGAATCCTAATTCAGGATGAGCACACAGGAGCACTAAGCACATTGAACAACCAGGCTGTCTTGTGTGTTAACCATGATGAGAAAGATGATGGAAGAACCAGTAACATATGACGGCTGTTCCGTAACATCACCGCTGAATAAGCAGAATCCGAAGCCGGGATGCTGTCATTCCCTGACATCAGACAGCAGAAACTACGTTGTCTTTGATCCGTCTGTCCATCACGGATACAAGGAGTATGACGGAGTTAGTGAAACAGTACGCGCAAGGTATGGCACAGGAGGAAACAACGTTCCTATGGTCATAGATAAGAGTGAAGAAATTGCATATGGAGTTACCGCAAAAGGAAATGGAGATGCATTCATTTCCGAAGAACAGCATACTACATTATCTGCTGGAGGTGGAATGGCAGGGCAAGGATATCCTTGCGTACTGAAGACATATGCTCTTTCAAGTTATGAAAGCAATGCCATGAAATCAAGTAACCCGGAAAGCGGATGCTATGAAACTGAAACAGCCAGAACATTAGATTTGAACGGAGGTAATCCAGCTTGTAACCAAGGCGGTATCGCAATAGCAATGGATGTCGGATTCTTTGACAGTCATGAGGAATGCTCAAGCACATTACTACAGCGGATGTACAAAGACCATCCGATTGTGAAAAGCGAAAGCAGAATCGTGAGAAGGTTGACACCGAAAGAATGTGAGAGGCTCCAGGGATTCCCGGATGACTGGACCAACATCCCGGGAGCATCCGATAGCAAGCGGTACAAGGCTCTTGGGAATAGCATTTGTCTGCCGGCTTGGGAATTCTGGGCACACAGATTCGTAGAGATCGGTGAAGTAAAAACAATCGGCAGCCTGTTCGCTGGCATCGGAGGATTTGAGCTGGTGTTTCAGAGAGCGGGAGCGGAAACATTATGGGATTCGGAGATCGAACCATTTTGCAGAAGAGTATTGAGATATCACTTTGGTGATGAGAAGGGAGAAGAAGATGACTAACGGTGAATTAGAAGAACGCATGGAGTACTTAGGGTACATGATGCATGAGAAGGAAGAGATGGAGATGGCTTTCCTTCAGGAGCACAAAGAATTCTTCGATGAGATCGAAGAGCGGAAGGAACAGATTAGGAAAGAAATCCTGGCTCGCGAGGCGAATGCTGACAGCCGAACATTGAAGGTGACATACCGGAAGGGAGCTATCCGCTGGGATACCAAATGGCTGGACGGATACAGCCTGGATCACCCGGAAATCCTGAAGTACAAGAAGCAGGGTGAGCCGAGCGTAGGATTCAGCCTGAAGCCTGACGGATATATCGAGTAGTTGATAACGGCGGTCCCACAGTAGGGGGACATGGGATAAGACACAGGATGCTCAAAGCAGGAGGTGATTCACCTGCACCGCCGTTTTTTTAGGAGAGCATATGCCATACAAACCAAGCAGAAGTGAAGTTGTGGAGAAAATGAAAAAGCTCGCTGACGATCTGAAGCGTGAAAAGAATGTGAAGGTACGGATGATGATGCAGCAGAATTTTGTGAAAGACATGACCCCGGCTTTCGGTCACGAGCGTTCGACCAGGATGCTGACTGAGGTATGGACTCTCGTAAAGAGAAGAGAAGAAGAGGAATATTAGTCCAATGACGGACTGTTGATGAAAGGATTTGATATCGGTAGTGTGGATGTACCACGCCGAACCAGAATGCAAAAAAGGAGATACCCCGAAATTATCTTTTTTTACCACAATTTCGGGAAACTTCGACAAACTTGGACTGCGGGGAAACTGGCGCAGTCTTCTTTCAAGAAACTTATATAAGCCCTGTGCGGATGTACCGCAGGCTACCAGAACACTAACCTAACGTGAATCTGCTTTTTTACAAGGTACAAAAGTTATACCCGTTGCAAATGCCTGTGGGGGAACTGGCACAGGCATTTTTATAGAGGTGATATGAACGAGATGAAACCCGTCCGCTGCGGATGCGGGGGAGAAGCAATAATGCAAATGGTAAACGCCAGTATTTACGAGCGATGGTATAGAATCGTATGCCCGAAATGTTACGTCCAAACCAAAGCATACCGTTCCGAAGCCGAAGCGGTCGAAGCATGGAATAAGGCAATGGGAAGTGCCGAGAAATCCTCGACAGTTGAGCGAACGGCGAAGGTGAAAGAACGATTTATGCTCGTCACTGGCGGCATGGGTGACACATTGTCTTTATGCGAATGTGGATTTATCGTGTCGGATAAATGGACATACTGTCCGTCATGCGGTGCGAGATTGGAGTGGGAATGAGTGACCTTATCAGCAGACAGGATGCAATAAAAAAATTTGTAGGATTAAATATGCAAGTATATGAAGGGGATACATGTGTAGGAACTCGTACATGGCTAACAAAAGAAGAAATCATTTATGCGATAGACGAAATCCCATCTATTGAGCCAGAAGAGCGGACAGCGAAGGTGGAATGCAAGAGATATATCGGCACATCGACAGGAATTGTCGGCGAAATAAAGGTCACTGGAATATGCGAAAATTGCCATAATGCAGTGGTTGACCGCTATTCTTTTTGCCCTTCATGCGGTGCCAGATTGGAGTGGGAATGAGTGAGTGCCAGCAATTTCCCGATACATGGGAAGAATTTGAACAAGCCTATGGCTTTGAAGACAAAAAAGAAATATACACAAACGGGTCAAGACTGATTCAGTCGTTTCGGGTAAAGCAATGGTTAGACCATATCGCAGAGCCAGAGCGGAAGAAGGGAAAGTGGATAAAGCACGAAAACCCAACTTTGGGACATTGTCTGCAAGTAATTTACGAATGTTCTGTTTGTCATATAGCACACGGATGCGAATACTTTGTAAGGAGAAGTTTCTGCCCGAACTGCGGGGCGGATATGAGAGGTGAATGATGGGACGACAGTATGTCATAATTTATTGTTGCGGTGACTGCATTTACTACAACTGGAAGAAACACAAATGCAACCGTGGGGCACACGAAGAAGGAAAGGCATCTGACAACTTTTATCAGGATTGTCCGTTGGGATTGCACGAGGAGGTGAATGATGAAGACGGTAAAAGAATTGATTAGCCATTTAGAAAATGCACCGAAGAGAAAAGGTATTCGTTACGTCAATCAGGATGATATTGCGGATGCGATTACCGTTTTGAAAGCATTTGAGGATGCTTGTGATACTTTGGTAAGAGTTGCAGATTATATGGGAGTATTGAAAGAGGTGACCGATGAAGACGCTCGATGAAGTGATTGAAAAACTTGAATTTGCAACGAGAGTATCTTTTGGGTGTGTGCTTGCTAAAAACGTTGAAGTTGATGACTTGACCGATGCGCTCCATTACCTAAAGATATTTCAAGCCCATGAGAAAAGAGTGAGAGAACAGCTTGACGATTTGAAGGAAGAATATCGACCGAATGACCCTCTCACATGGGACGAACTGAAAAGCATGGAAGGGAAGCCCGTGTGGGTGGAAATCGGAAATGGGTCGAAAGGTTGGGTAATCATCCGAAAAATTAACGATAATGGCATCGTTACAGGAAGTGATGGTTTCATCGGAATCGCAGATGTTTATGGGGAGCCTACTACATGGCAAGCCTACCGGAAGGAGAGATCATGAAATCACTGGACGAAGTGATAGACAGGTTATTGTTCTCCACAAAGGCAATGATAAGCGAAGATAATTCGATGATCGTAGATTTGGATGATCTCGCATATGCAGTGAGATACCTAAGAGAGTACAAAACCCTACTTGAAAAGCCACGGTCGGAAAGGTTGATGGACATTTTACGGGAAGTGAGAGGAGAAAAATAATGTATCCACATTTTATTGAAGTGCATGACATACGAAAGCCAGAAGATGCCATGCTGATAAATATAAAAGCCATAAAACATATTTACTTTGAACCTGAAACGAATTCTGGAGCGATTAGTCTTGTGGATAAAGTGTTTGTTCCAACGAAAGAATCCTACGATGAACTGAAAAAACTCATCGAGGATATCGGCTGTCAAATCCACAAACCGGATCCCCGTCTTGTCAGCAAACCGCTGACAGGATTCGATTTTCTTGGAATGAAAAAGGGAGAACCGATTTGGAGTCCGAATCGTCAGGAATGGTACTTATTCAGTTCGTATGACCCTGTCCATATGGAAGGTAAGGTGACAGATGTCAACGGTAATACCGGTATTTTCAATAGAGATACTCTTATTAAATTCCCATTGTACAGGATGAAAGGAATCAGGCTGGCAGATTATGAATTCGATCATCCGGAGATTGATGAAAGATTGATTCAAACCACAAAGAAGGAGGAGAAATGAAAGGCTATAAAGGTGGTAATAAAAAAATGTCGAGAAATTATATCTTGGATATAAGCGGAAAGTTAAAGGAAAAGGTAAAAGAAAAATCAAAGAAGGGAATACAGTTTAGGTTTCTAACCTTTGAAGAACTGGTAGCGAAAAAAGGTGAGATCGTATATGCCATGTATCAAAATGGGATGCTTGATCAGGCTGTCGTTTATGAAGCGAATGATGAAAGTGTTACCCTATGGGGAACGTATGATCTAAATGGAGATGCGTTCATTGCTATTATCCCCAAGAAGCAATACGGTGTTATAGCAACGGCAGCGATTGAAGTGGACTCACAGCCGGTCATAGCGAACGAAGAAACGCTCAAAGGTTTGAACTTCCCGGAGGTAATTATAAAAACAGTTCTTGGAGAACATACTAATGACAAGGTACAACAAATATCAAAACCAGAAGACTGAGGTGGATGGCATTACCTTCGCCAGTCAAATGGAAGCGAATAGGTATATAGAGCTCAAGCTGCTGGAACAGGCAGATACCATTGACTCACTAAAGCTACAACCGGAGTTTCAAATCAGTCAGGGATGGGTGAACCCCAAATCAGGTGAGAAAATCAGATCACGATTCTATGTAGGTGACTTCATGTATCATGACAAAATGTTTGAGAGAGTAGTTGTAGAGGATGTGAAGGGGATGGAGACCCCGGAGTTTCGGTTGAAGTGGGATTTAGTCCGCTCACAGTATCCGCAGTATATGTTTGTGAAGGTAACTAAGGATGACATTTAGTATCAGTATCGGGGGATTTATCCTACTTTGGATAATCTTATTGGCACTCTCATGGCATTGGTTTAAATGAAAAGATCCCGGTGGTCAGCCGGGATCTTTTCGTCATAAGAGGTAATCAACATGAAAAGAAAAAAATGTAATGCACTGCTCTCTGTGTGCACTAATATTATAGCACTTAAATAATAATCATATATAGTTTTTGTGTCATTCGATTATAATAAATGTAGGCAATTGATTACGATTCATCGATTGTACTCCTGCAATGACTCATGCCGAGAGGCAGCGGTCCGTTTTTGAAAGATTATGAGGTGCGTTATGAGCGAATTGGAAAAGGATATGATGATGGAAGCTGTGGAATGTGGGGAAGCTAAGTTCCAGTACGTCCAGCCGAGATGGAAATCATGGGCGGTATGGGTCTCCGTTCTTGGTGCGCTCTGGACCATCGCAAATGCTATTGGTCTGACAGAAAAATGGGGCATCCAGGAATCCACATTCAAAACTATCGTGGATGCGGTTGGCGTGATCCTCATGGGCTTCGGCATTCTGAATGATCCTACGAATCCGGTAGCATTCTGATGAGCATAGGAACATACGCGCTAATCGGCATTGTCACGGTCGCGATACTTGGCTGGCTGCTTGGCTGGCTGGTTCCGAAACTGATCGGCAATTCGATTGATTCACGGTTTGCCAAGAAGGAACGGGCTGAACAGGAATACCGGAAGGAACAGATCGAGGACGCGCTTATGCAACAGCGTGGTCAGCAGGTCATGTCGGATTGTCTGCATGAGATTCTTCGACACATGATTACTGGCGATCACATTGATGACCTTGAGGCAGCGCAGAGAGAACTGGAAGCTTTCCGGGATTTGAATAGGGAAAGCCTGATGCGTAAGGCAGCCAAGTATAATCTGAGATAGGAGCACCGATGCAATTCAGACAGCCATTTCAGGGTGACTACGTCATCACCCTGGATTATGGGGAGAAGTTTCTGCCCCTGTATACTGACGAATCGCCTCATCGTGGCATTGACTATGGATGTCCGATGGGCACTCCGATCCTGGCATCTTCTGACGGTGTGGTTACCTTCATCGGCAGACTGAAAGAAGGATACGGAAACTATATTATCATATCCCATCCTGAAAACTACGCTACACTTTACGCACATCTGTCCGAAATCCTGGTCAGAGAGAACCAGCGTATATCCATCGGTCAGGTCATCGGCAAATCAGGATCGACCGGCAACTCTACTGGTCCCCATCTGCATTTTGAACTGCGGATAAACGGCATTCAGATTGACCCCAAAACGAAGCTCCAGAACGTTTTAGATAATACCCCTATAAATAATACCCCTGCCCCGGTAAAGCCTCAATTTGAAACGATACGAGGCGGTTCTGTGATTGTTGTGTGCGATCTCGCTAACGTTAGATGCCATTGCAATATGGATAGGGTAGAGGACCAGCTTCCTAAAGGGAGTATCATCATGGTTTCGGATGAAGTGACCATGTATAATGGTCTGCCGTACCGTGATTTCTGGTATGGAAAGACCGGGTGCTGGCTTCGTATAGCAGAGCATGATCTGTATGACCAGATCATCAGCAACACGGAACTATTCTGATGGCACACGGCACGTTACTACCAGACCAGGAGTCAAGATTGCAAGAGCTCTGCTCTGTGGCAGCGGAGATGACGGATCCGGACAGAGGTATGAGGAAAAATCCAAGAGCAATCGTCAAGATATCATTCTGGGATGGATACCCAAGGGAATTCTCTCTTGAACTGGCAGAGAAAACCGTAGTCATCGATGAACTTAAACGAAAAAACCCCGGCTTGTAACCGGGGTTTTTGTTATGCTTCTAATTGTTCAGCGAAAGCAACAGCATCTTTCAGTGTTTTGAATAAAGCAAATGTCTGTCCTCTTTTTTTCAGATCATTCGATTCCCGAATGATAACGTGATAGAACCCATGAGTTCCAATCATCCTGATGATCTTATGACCATTTACAACCCTCAATGTTTCGAACATTTTTACCTCCTTATGCATACTTGGCGTTGTAATATTCTTTGCGCTGGAGTCTGTCGATCCATCTCCATAAGAGATCATCGACCTTCCGCATATTCTCCGGTCTTGGGCATGGATTCTGCCATGAGAACCAGAAGCAATTGATCTCTGTAAGATCGGGAACGCTGTTGACCAGGCTAACCGCATTCTTATCGATGTAGCGGAGCGGTGTGGCGGTCCTGGTCTCATGACTGATTGCTACATCAAAGTACCGATCAGGTTTGTTCTCGTATCGGATTCTCCATACATGACCGTAATCATTCATATCATGGTGACGGTCTTCAAAAATAAGACGGGACCCTCCGAGTCCCGCCTTGAATGTTATCTGTCCTGTCTTCTCCATCTTTTTGAAGAAGGGGAGCAGCCATTTGTAATTGCTACCAGCGTGTTGTGGTTTCATTCGTGGGTCCTCTCGTACTCATCTACGAGCATTAGCAGAAACTGACTCATGCTCATGCCATTCTTGATAGCAAGCTTACGGATTCTTGACTGGTCATAGTTTGAGAACCGAACGATACTATTACTGTTACGGACATTACGTTCTTCGCTGATAGGTACATACTTTTCTGCCTCTTCCGGGGGCATATCGAAAAACATCTCGCTTGTTTTCTTTCCGAACGGATTGAACAGAAAGAATTGAGGACTATTCTTTTTCTTGTAAAGGAACAGACCGTCTGATGTGGTACAAATCAATTCTGATTTCTCAGTATCATATGTCTTAGTTCCGATACGCTTACGCATTAGTCACCTCGCTGAATTCTGCTGTGTAAACATATTTTCCCTTTTCAGTGTCACGAACTTTGACCCACACTAAAACATTTTTACCCAACCTATTATTCTTTTGGATGTCTGCATATTTTTTAGCTTTATCGAGATCATCCGTTGAAATCCCGTTTCCACACGCACGTTTTTTGGTAGGATGTAAATAATATACTGCATATCTTGCCATCTTAACCTCACTTGTTATATTGTGCCATGATATATATCATATCACGGATTAGCATATTACCTTCTCACCTTCCATGTAGAGCATCAATCTCCAGCCTTCCCAAGCGGAAGAATTCCATTCAAAGATCTGCATTCCATCTACCCAATGAAGGTATGCGGTTATCCTTCCGTCTCCCCTATCGTAAATATATTTGTGACCGCATGGGATGCTATGAATGTCATCCTTTTCTTTAAGATAAGTATCACGATATCTATACATCTTTCACCTCACATTCTTTTTACCAAGGCTTGGCATTTTCTTTTTCTTCTTTGATGTCAAGATCAGGATTGAATCCCATGATATCTCCGATGATCTTTGCCGGGATGGAATGCGTATCGTAATCATACGATGAGAATGATCCGATCAGGGATAATGCTTCATCCATCAGATCATCCGTGATATCTTCAGGTGTATACTCATCATCTGCCCAGATGTTATCTCTCCAAATATCATAGTTCAGAATCTCCGATGCGATCCTTTTATCTTTCATCTTGGCGAATTTCTTCTCTGCCATAGGGATGTAGTAATCGATGGCAGCCAGGAGCTCAACCTCATACCGACGATTGGCACAGTTTCGGATGTAATACTCAGGTGATTCGTACCTTGTGGGGATCGTGACACTCTTATAGCTGAGATGATATTCCCAACCATCGCGATCTTGTGCGAGAGTCCAATCTTTTTTGGTCACGGAGCATTTCTCATAATCGAATACATATCTGTGACCGTTCACACTGAACATGGTGATATTCCCATCTGTTGAAATGATAGTGATATCTTTGAGAGCCGGGGCGAATCCGAAAATCTCTGACATCTGTTCGCGAATTGTCTGCTTATTCATTGTAAAACTCCCTTCTATTTTCCTTTAAGAATCTTTTCTATGTCTGCGTTATCAAACGCATAGTTATTGAGGACCGCATATCTTGCGATGTCGTACAGATTCACAGACCATCCGATACCTTCAAAGCTATTGAAATAGTATCCGTTTTCATCAAGAGTTATCTGAAAATACTTTGCATCTGGATCGAAGTAAACACCATCATGGCAGATAGCAAGAGCCGTTTCATACGGAGACCATCCGAATTCATCCACAACGGAATCGAATTCTTCCATCTTATAGATGCGCTTGGCATCTATGTCAGTCAGATCACAGAACAGATTATGGATGCGGATTTTCTCCGCATCATCTGCGTGACCTACGATATCTCTGACCGCATTCAATTTCTTTGTATCATCCTTACTGAATACGGAGTCTTCATCGATTTCATCCCAATCTATCGGCTGTCTTGTTTCAATAAAATCCTTATAGATTTCTTTCGCATCATCTTCATCGTTGCAAAGAATCCATTTTTCTGCGTGTCCTTCGATAGATACTCTATCGATACGGCTACAATGGCTGAAGTAAACTAAGCCTTTCATCTTGTTTGTTCTCCCATCAAATGATATTTGTTTTCGGTTTCCCTTTTGAGAACCAATCATCACTAAGATAATCCAATGGATTCCAAGCGGAATCATTATCATATTCCTCACAATCCTCTGTAAGTTCATAAGCTTTTTTCGATGCGATGTCTAGGACATCCGATACAATCATCGGATTACGGCCGTAAAGTTCAGACAAAATAGCATCTGCTTCGATAACCATATCGATTTTTGTGCAGACATCTGGGACCCAATCCAGAATATCTCTGTAAACATCCTGAATAGGTTTATCAAACGGATAATAATCTCCGCATCTTACGATTCTTTTTACCGTATCATCTGCATTCGATAACACATTATCGATTTTACTAAGTTCTGTTGAGAGATTGTAAATACTATCCGCAAGTGTGCGGAGATCTTTCAAAGTTTTAGCTTCCATTTCTTACCATCCTTTCTTATTCTTCAAACTCATCCGATGCTCCGATTGTAGGATAAAGCGGAGCAGCTTTATAATTCCATGTGCCAAGATAATCGGTAACATTGTTATCGTCATCTGTTTCTACTTCTTCTATCCAATAAATCCTGGCTACAAGAAGACCACCATTAGTAATGAAGGTGTTGACACCTCTTTTATTGAATTCTTTTCTTGCGGAATTGATGTCATGGTATAGATCGATGATTGCTCTGTGATTATAATCACCATCGTACTCCATTACCATATCCGAAACTTGTTCGGAGTCATAGCCATACAGATAATCATCTGCAATTGCATTCCTAACTATATCTTTTTTATAAAGCGCAAACATTTTTTATTCCTTTCTATCTGTAAATGATTGCCATCATAATGATGATGGTTACAAAAATAACCGTCATCATCACAAACATATCACGATACCATTTACGGAGCTCATTCATAGTGAACACCTAGTGAATTTCACAACGAATATCTTTTACCATGTAATCCCAACATTTTGCACACGTTGCACAGTCAGAGCATCTGCATTGATGGAA